GAGACGGTCAGGAAACATAGTGTCAAAACCCGACCCAAATGAATAAAACAAATTAATTTTTATTTCTTTTTACGGGCAAAACCAGTGGGTGCTCTCCATAATTCATCCCATATGCCAGGCGACTTTTCAAACGCCTAGGACATAGCTGTACAACAACCACCACACTTCCCAATGCAGTTAGAGTGATCTGAAGTTCCACTACTGGACCCAATTTTCTAAAACAAAATAGAAATGACTTTCTGCTACCAAAATCTGCTGGCGGATAAAAAGGTCCACCAACCGAGAACATGATACGCAGCTAATTTTAGTTTGTCACGAATTCCAAGATGAAGATATGCACGTGAATACACACCCTAGCAACAAGAACAAGAAAAATCAAGACCGTTTAACTGTAACCCACGTTGGCGGGTTAACAATAATACGGCCATTCTCACACCTTGCTGGGGATTCTTTCTCCTCTTCACAAATATAGGCAGAGGATAAACGCTCCTCTAACAGACTAACTTTCTCCATCAAGACCTCAAAAGGCGTCTTTTTGATAAGAGAAGTGAGACCAGACGATAATTGCGTGGCAAAAACATCCCACACACCTCCAGTCAATGAGGTAGGACCAACAACAGTCAACAAGTTCGCAGCACCTGTACCAGCCGTCGACACATTAACCATAACCATGGCTAACGATTGATTCGACGTAAACGAAGACCAGTATGCACCAGTCGACGAAGCCGCAATACCAGCAGCAGACAAGTTGTCACCTGTCAAGTTGGAACCATAACTAGAGACGGGATTTGGATATCCTGCCATATTATTATTCGCTGTATACCAATTCATAACAACAAGCCAAGACCCAGGAACGGGTAGACAAATCGTTGTATTTGTAACGGCAAACCCAGGAATGTTGCTCGTACCTTTAACGGTAGCATTTGCGAAAGGTACCGCTGCAGTAGCAGCAGTGCCAGTCGCATGAGCATCCAAAACCTGGGCCCCAATAGGGGTAGCGACCTTCGGTTTAAACAACCGGATGTGATAACTCACCCAAAGCTCACCTATGTTACTGGAGGCCTGTTGACCGACTGTGGCAATCTGGAAATTTCCTATATCATAGAATCTTTCATCAGTGCCACCCGGAACAGCCCCTGTTCGCACATAAAGCTCTGAAAGTGTGTTCATCTTAGGATCACACTCCACAGGATGGATAATATTTTGATCGGGACAACCCGAACACGCAAATTCATAAGCCTCCATCTGTTGCTTATTTGTAAAATTTGTGTCGATTGTGTTATAATCAGTAGCAAGAATAACAGAACCTAGAGCAGTGTTAGTGCTTGCAATAGCAGTTGCAGAGCGCTGACAAAACTCAAACACTAAACCGAGAAACTCGTATTGTTGGTAGTTGGCTGCTATTTGAGACAGCCAGGGAAATGACGCTGCAAGACCAGGATTTATTTCAAAACTAGTCAAATTAAACGCAGCACCAACCGAACTAACATCACCAATATACTCTCTTCTCGCAAGAGTAACCTCACCATTACCAAAAACGGGAGGATTTCCGTTTGTAATAGAGTTCTTTCGCACACGGTATGCACCCATGCCAGAAATACGCCCTAATACGGAGCCAGCGATCCCACCTAATGTGGAACCGATTCTACCACCAACGGATTCGAACCCAACATTCGAGACAGGGCCAGCAGGTACTCCACGCTGACGCTGTGATTTGGCCTTTTGCTTTTTAACTTGCTTAGGCCGGGGTTGCTGGACTTTCGTCTTCTTAACAGCACCCTTCTTTTTGTTCTTGCCTGCCATAATGGCAGAATGATTGAATAGATAGAAAATTGAGAATAAACAACTGAATTTAGAGAAAAATTTGGGAGATGGGGGGGGCTTTAAATTAAATATCGGGGCGGCCCACTGCATGACCGGGTTTTAGCCCAGCACACGTGTCGATTTCACTCAACCCACTATACATCTTCCACAATTCACGGTCTGTCAAATAACTCTTAAAGGAATCCCGACAATCTTCCCGATGTCCATAACGGCTTCTCAAGTAATCAATAAGATCCAAAAACCAAGTTCGGCAATCACTACACGCAAAGGTCTCATTTCTGAGTCCACATGCACGCACGATACAATTCTGAACAGTTCGTTGCTCGTTATAAATCAACATATTCGTACGCATACGAACACAGTCGATAACAGGTAAATACATCGGATAACCCAAATGAGGGATATCGCATAATTTGAATCCATGTCCAAGAAAAGTACACTCATAATTGTGTCGAAAATGTCTCGACGCAAAATGGTACTCCATATCAATCAACGACATGGCTCTCTCGATCGCATCCACATTAAAGAGGTGCTGGACCGAGGGACAGACTGTGATATTGATGTCATCGCCGTTAATACACATTATCAACAGCTCATTGAAAAGTTCGTAAGTATGATACTCCTCTGGCATAATTAAATGCCAAAGCACCACCATATCCATATAATTCTTCAGCGTGTTATCGGGAGTTGTACAAGCTTGACCACTAGGGTTGCCTGAACTACGCGCAAACACAGCACCATCCACATTGACAAGTGGAGAGTGACACAACTGATAGTAAATATTGGACATGCGCCGGATATTATCACAAGTCCTGTCTTGGGACCGAAGCATCTTACAACGAAAATCTCTAATTTTCCGCATACAATAATAGCGGAATCGACCATCAAATTTTTTCCCGTCTAGCTCTATGGTGTTAGCTCCCACACCAAATCTAGACATCTTATCATTTAACTTGTGCCAACCACCCTGAAACATATTAATGCCTAGGGCGGACGAATGCTCGAGATTCGACTCTACGAGCTTCTGATTCATCTCAAGACAAAGCATGGAATGAGCAACAACGTGATTAACATCCATAGCAACTATTGTGCGACCATCCTTATTCAATATTTTTTCCACAGGACGAACTTCCTCCTTTATACTAACAGAGCACAAGCTCATGATAGATTGCGGAGTACGAAGGGCGTCCCAGTACTTAACAAAGAAACCGGAATTATCACCATTCCAATAATCAAACTTTTTAGGATATCGATATGTCCAGGGCAAACCTGCAGACTTATCACTATCGAGCCATTCCAAAACTCGTTCATATGAACTGACACGAGAATTACAAATGTAAGGACCAAAATGTTTTTCCAACCAATCACCAGCTACGTCATACAACTGACGCACCTTGGGCGAGAAAGGATCAGGTACTCTATCATACCTTTTTATTGCTTTAAGCGCTATGTCCAATCTCTTGGGCACTATAGCATAGCGATTAAATTGTGTGGGATCCGCACCAATCGAACGGATATAGTCACTGACATCATCATCATAATACGACGGTTCCTTCTCACGGAAACGACGATATATGGCTCCGATATAGGGAAGAAACTCACCCATATCTTCATGACGCCGATGAACTAATCTGTACGACTCAGGAGGATAGGGAGCAAGTATAGTCGCTACTTGCCCCCCTATAATTTTAAATCAGTGAGTGAGGCTTGGTCATTCAGGATCTTTCTAAAAACTCCTGGATAATCACGATCACTAGAAGACTCATAGACACATTTACCATGCGCCTGCTTCTTGATCTCCTCACACCATGCGGCGGATGCAGGGTGAAACATCGGTTTGACACTAGGAACCTCATTACCGATTCCATGCCAACCAACAATCTTACCATCAACCTCTGCAATATAAACACCACCACAGGCCCCCTCTTTCGAGGAGCCATCAAACTCCCAAACAGGAACTGTCTTGTCTTTACCAACAAACAGATCCTTACCGACTGTGCCACTGGCATAAACTTCTGAATCATTATCGATCCAGTGTAAAGCAACAGGCTCACCCTTAACAGGGGAGCGAAACTCATACCGATTATTCTTGAGTTTGACACCATTTGGGGATTTGAACCAAATCTGATCAACTACGGATGTGCATTTGTAAGCCTTGTGATCAAGAGGGTACCACGTACCTTTCACAAGGACAGAAACAGTTGTCGCGCCAGCAACACCATGTCTAGGAACAACCAAAGCATCATTACACATAAACCCAATAACAAAAAGAGCAGGAGCTCCTATTCTCTCGGCTTTAATCCTGTAAAGAGTTGGCTTCTTACACACAGCATGTTTGGCACGAACTTGTTCAGCCTCTCGGTCAAAACCTTTATCATGCAAACCAGCCACAGTAGAGTAAACATCATTTAAATCACGACCCACTTTATCAACCTTATCACCAGTTGCTAAAACAACATGGCTACGAGGGGTCTTATGATCAGCAGCACCTTGACGATCCGCTTTAGCTTGTTTCTTCTTTTTCTGTAACTTGGCATGCTTTCCAGCTTCAACTTTTCTACTTGGAGCACAAGCATACAACACACACGCAATTAAAACTACACACACACTAACTGCACCACCGATAGCTAACTTCGGCACACCGGCACAGGCATTCGTGACAGGATCCACGATTTTACACGCTTCATCCTTCACTTTAGTAGCTGTATCTTTGCATACACCAGTCGAGTATCCCAAAAAACTGAGAAATCTCTTCTTTAATCGTGCAAATACAGACGACGGGTCTTTTTTGACAAAGGCCAATCCAGCTCTATTAGTCTGTCCGCTCCCAATCAAAACCTCAATTGCTTCCAATTGAGGAGATGGTGCGCGAACAGGCATAGCTATGGGGATTTTGCGAAGTAGACACTGATTACACTGTGTCTTTTTAGTATTGGCATCAAACCTACCATCTTCACAACTTGGACACCTAGTCCACTGAGGGCAGCGAAGTTCTCCATCCTCTCCTCTAGGGGAGGATTCAGAGTCTTCCTTTTCTTCACCGGCCTCAGGAGCCCAGAAACTTTCATGTTTCCCTTCATCAGACTCATCGTCACTACTAACCGCCTCAGCCTCTGGTTGGAGGCCGGGACTCGCAAAACGAACTGTTCTGTCGCTTCGCTGGCGAACCTTTTCCTTCGGTTCGCAACTTTCATCGCTGTCCGTAAACAACTCAACAACTTCATCAATTAACTCAATTGCCACTTTTGAGTCTCTGTATTTAGATAAGACATTCGCCATAAACAAATTCATATCTTGATTTCCAGTGACCCATGATGAACTAACCAATCCAGAAAAAATCAAAAACTTTTTCATTAAACTCCACTTCTTAGTAACCTTCTTGTATGCACTAGCACTCTCAAGCGTATTTTTAACACTACGCTTGTAAAGAAAAAGTGCTGTGGCAAAAGACGCAAAAACAACGCCAAAACCAACAAGGGTGGGGATATCTGTCGGGAACTTAAAGTTCTCGACTTTATCACACACACTATCAACTTTTTCAACAGTTCTAGAAACACGATCATATTGTCGCTTGCAAAACGTCACAAAACAGAGAAAACCACAACTAAGTGTCAGTACCTCTGCCACGGGGACGACTACACTGAAAAGTGACGTCATATAGGGCAGGAGTAGCAACGACATGGTAATTTCCACTAACGTTTGTGAAATCAGACCGCTTATAAACGGTAACAAGCTCGATAATATCGTAATATTTAGCAAACAACTCCTTTCGGACTCTAAGAAGGGATTGTAAATCGGTACTTCGATAG